TGCTAAAGACATAAAGCCTAAACCCCCAGTGGTGGATGAACCACCAAAGGTTACACCCAAACCAATAAGCACTGAGGAGTTCTTAGGTCAAAGAGAGAAAACAGGCTTGATGTCTAGACGTTAGTGTCCTCTCTGAACGCTGACAGTGGGCTACATCCAACGTGTGCCACAGAAGCTTGTGGGTAGTGCATCGTTATATGCTGATTGAGTGTACCCCATACTTTAATTTCATTATCCTTAAGATAAGCAGTACATTCATCCATACTCTTAAATGTAGAACCCTTGAACTGCACAAGACTAGTCAGTTCCCCATAGGCTAATGCAGCATATATTATAAATATCTCCATTACCTATTATCTCCCGAACCGCCTATTACACCTCTAGCTTTTCTATCTTCTAACTTAGCAATGTTATCTTCCATTATCTTGCCAAGATTTGAACCCAGTTCTTGTGCCAGTACCGCAAGATACCAACACACATCTCCTAGTTCTTTAGCTATTTCTTTACGCTTGTCTGGAGAATCTCCCCCATCACGTATAAGCTTCTTTACTTTGTTTGCTACTTCACCTGCTTCACCTGTAAGTCCCAAGGCTAAGTATTGCACACCCAATTCCTTTGGGAATATAGCTGTCTTACACGCAGAGTTCTGGTAGTCTGTAGCTGTCATGCTACTAATGTTTTTCCATTTCATGTACTGTATCGCTTCCTTTTCTAATGTGTTCATTCTTTTTTATCCTCGACAGGTTCTCAAAATACGCAGTGTTAAACCCACGTTGCCACTCTTTGAGTTGCATATCTTCTTTAAAACGAGGGCGAAGTTCTGTAAACATTTTCTTACCGCCTATGTACCTGTACTTGCCACCCTTTTTAAATGCATCATAACCCCACTTAAACTGTATCTTAAGTGGGGCATCATATTTTCTAAACTTGCTAGGCTGCATCTTTGTTTTCCTTGAATGCTTTGATAACATCCGAAGAGAATAGTTTCTGTAAATTTAGTAGATACATGCGTGATGCATTATGGTCTCCACCAGATACAGACTTCTTGTAATCTAAGTTGCCTATGATTCTTCTTAGATTCTTTGTATCAAACACTATAGTAGCAAAGATGTCTTCACCTATGCAAAGATTGTGAAACCAATAGTCTGACTCAGTAGCATTGATACCACTAGGCTTGCCATAGCATTCGTATTCTATAGCAATGTTACCAGTTCTCTGCCACACATCTCGTTCACTCTTCACTTCAATCTTCTTATCCTGTAGCATCTCTGCCACAGCTTCCTCTCTTACCTTTCCATACTGTAAATCAATGTCGAACTTCTTCCTATTTTTTGGTGACGGTGCTGTCTTTGTCATTCGATTTCCCTTCTGTTTGAGGTTGTTGTGGTGCTAGATATCTAAATAGCATTTCAAGTTTTCCATTGTAGTCTGCTATATGTCCTAGCTCTTTTTCAATGGATGCCATGATGTCTTCATGTTGTGCCACACCTGTTGGGTTGTCAATTAGTAAACTCACGTTTGCTAAGTGTTTATTTAAAGCACCTTTAAGGTAACTCGCTTCAGCTTTTAGTATAATTTCTTTCATTATATCTCCTTATACATTTATGTCAACTATTTCACACACACCTGCAGTACACGCTAATTCACGACTACCAGAAGTTGTGTCTTCTTTTTCGTACTCAGATAGAGCAGTCCAATCAATACCTTTCGGCATTTGACTTAGCATAGTCTTATACTCTTCTTCAGTACAATCCTGATAAGGTGCTTGCTTATATGTATGCTCACTGAATGGTAAGAAACTTATACCAGACACTTCATCAAAATGCTCATAGACCCAAGAGCCTACCTCTAACCACTCATGCTCTTTCACAGATATAGTTACAGAGGGTTTGTGTTCACACCAGTACCGCTGATACTTTAACCATATGTTAAGTTGGTCAATAGCTGACATGTCCTGTCTGCATAGTGCAGAAGAAGGTGCTTCCATAGGAAAGCTAAACACTGTAGTGCTATCGGGTTTCATAACATCAGGCTCAGAGGGTATGCCTTGTGCAATCATAAACTGCGTTAGTGGGTCTTTATTATCTCCACGCACTGTGCGTATGTAATATGGATTGTGTCGTGCATGTATGCCACTGGCACTGTCAACTAATTGACTAACTGTACCACTAGGCTTCACTGTTGTGACAGCAGTAGATTGTGGAATGCCCAAACTCTCGGCTAACTTTTTGTTTGTATCAATAGCAATATCACGTAATCTGGATAGCAACCCTTCAATGTTTTGTCCTGTTCGTGGGCTGTTGCCACTTAACAGAGCGTTGTCCATAATACCTGTAAGGGATACACCCAACAGTCTCTCTTCTTCTGTGTTAGTTTTCCATATCTTACGTAAATATTTAAAGTCTGTAAGAGTTGATTGAAATGTACCCAGTATGGTAGCAAGCTCTACTTTCTCTGCTAGAGTTTCTTCCGTATCTGTTTCTCTAACCACAACTTCAGTAAGGTTACAGAACTGGTAAGGACGCAGTATAATCTCACTGCATGGGTTACACCCAAACTCATGTTCAGTATCTCGTCTACCATTCTTAGACGCTTGATTAATAGCAGACTGTCTATTGAAGATACCTCGCTCACCCGACTTGCTTTCATAAAGGGCAAGCCATTCACGCATAAAGGTGTCCATATCAGGTTTAAACTTGTATGCTACACTATTATTTGCTAATGCACGTTGCCCTTCATTCTCCCACCACTGTCCTGACTTAGCGTGTCGCATCTGTGTATCGCCTAGATTCGATAGCGAGATAAGTGCAGACCTACGTACTCCACCCACTACTACTACTTCTCCTATCTTGCACATGATATCGTGACACTCTAATGGGTACAACCTACGATTCTTGGCTTGAGTAAACTTCTCAATTAAGAAGTCAAACAATTCTTCTAATGGAGCAGGACCACTGGCACGACCCCCAAATGTTTTTAGTCTTGCACCTGCAGGTCTAACTTCTGATACATCCCATTGTGGTATTTGTCCTGCGTACAACATGGCAATCATTTCTCGCAATGCTCTTGCCCATCCCGGTCTGCTATCTCCCACTTTAATAACTGTATTACTTTTTTCAAAGTGTTCATTTATAATTGGTAACTTATCTACATTCTCTCTTTCAACAGAGAAGCCTACACCTGTACCACACATGAGTACATACATAGTCTCGTCAAATGCTCGTGGGCTATCCACAGGTATGTAAGAACAGTTATATCCTGCAACGTGGCATCTATCTAATGCAGAACCTGCAGTCATCAAAGCTCTCATACTAGGCATAACACTCAGATTAAATAAGCCATTCTCTAACTTGTGCTTCATAGCACTAGCCATAGTATAGTCATGGTTCTTCTTTAAATGCTCTGTCATATGTTCTATATATCTGCTAACAGTCTCAGTCCATGTCTCACGTCTTTGCTCGTCTTCTTTCCATCTTGCGTAACGTGATAACGCAATAAAGTTTTGGTAGTCGGTTGGTAAAATATTATTCATATCATTCTCTCAGTGTTTTTATATTTTTAATCTTAGCACCATGAACATCATAAAAATATTCACGAATGCCATCCTCAATTTCTTCTGATACATTACCATCAGCAGGAATGGGGTACTCCTCTGGGTCTATATCTATAGCTATGAGCATTTTAACTAGCATTTAATTTCCCTTTAAAGTAATCAAAAAATCTATTTAAATACCACCTAGCTTTTCCTATATCGGCATCACCGCCCTTATATGTTTCTCTTAGAATATATTTTATATTATTACCTTTTATATATCCTCTATATTCTTCAGGAGTTAGAAAAGCTTCTATGACATCTATTACTTCCATATTACCTTTCTTGTAATGTGGTGGGTGGTTTATTAAGTCAATCTTTTTCTTCATCGTTCTTATTCCCATTCATAAATTTCAAGTGTATTATATTACTATCTTGTTCTTTGTCAAGAAAAACATCTTCATTTTTGTCATAAGAACGTCTTAAATAATCGTGTAATAAGTTTCTAAAGTTTTCTACCTCTTCTATAATAGGCACAGAAGCACACATCATTCTACAAAACTCCATTAGCTCACCCCATTCCTTATCATCTAAGTCATTTAGTTCTGAAGTAACTACTGTAATATCTGCAGTGCCTGACCACCTGCCATTTCCTTTTTGTCTTGTAGGACGAACTCTAATTACAAAGTCATTCTTGTCCAGTTTATTTGCTATATCCATCAACTTTTCCTTTTTAATTTTGTTCCATTAAATTTAATGAACGTAGGATACTTGTCTTTACCTTTCTCTTTTATCCACGATTCAGGAATTATTCTGTCGTAGTACTCAAAGTCGTAGCGAGAACACCATTCGCCATACGTAGACTTTGCACCCTTTCTAAGCTTTCGTCTGCTATTTGTAAATACAAAACGTATATCCAATTTAGGATGTTGTTTCTGTATAGCCAGATGTTTTCTTCTATCTGATGCGGTAAACTGTCCTTTGGTTTCTATGATAACACCATTAGACAGCACAAAATCAGGTGTGTACGTGCGGTAGGCTAAGTCTTCCCATTCTATTTTAAAAGGCTCGTATTTAAACTTTACACGTTGCTCTTTCAATAAGTCAGAGATTTTTATTTCCAGACCGCTACGATAGCCGTACTTTCGTGCTGCCATAAATTGTGAGAATCTATTTACCAATTAAAGATAAAATCCCCTGTTGTAAGATAAAGAAGAAATACCAAGAGCTTTATACTCTTCTGCTAAAGCTCTGTCCGCTTCTCTTTTAGCTTCCATAGCCATTTTTAATGACGCATACTTTTTTTCTTTATACTCTTTACGTAAATTACTCAAACGCTCTTGCGTTTCTTTTATCTCTGTCTCCAGAGTTTCTAGTTCCATATCACTCATTTGTATACTCCTCGTTTAAGTGAACATACGCAACCATTCTAGGTTGCTTGGCTTGTGATTTGACCGCAGGTTTCTCAATAAGACCAGACCAACAATCAAATCTATATGAACAGAACTTGCAGTTCTGATTCAATACTTTATTACCTGTGGTCTTTCCTCTAAATGTTTCCTCTTCAGCATCAAAGCAACGCTTAAACACATTAGCATTCACTGTCTTTACGTTCTTTTCTATCTTAGATACTTCTTTATCTAGTTCAAGACCTCTTGCAGGTACGTATTTAAAATGTCCATTCGCTTTGTTAACAACCCACCAACCACCGACTTTTTTACCCGATGCTTTGGCATAACCTGCTAACTGTCCTACATATCCAAAGCCATCTGACTCTGCCAGTGTATCGTAGGATTCAAACTTATTTTTATAAGACCAATCTGAAGCAGACTTGATGTCGTCAACTGCACCATCTACAACAATGTCGTATGTCCCCGATACAGTTGACTCACCAACGTCTAAAGAAACTTCTTTGGCATCTTCGTATTGAATACCCGCTTCAGTCATTACACCTTTGAATACAGCTTCTACTATATCTCCTAACATCATATTCATTATAAATGATGAAGGAAACGGCAAAGCTTTCTCAGGCTTATTCTTTTCATACCATAGTTGGCAGGATGGTCTACCCACATTAGACATTCTAATGCGGAAGTCCTTGCGACTCTTAGTCCCACCAAACTGACGTTGCATAGCACTAGCCACATCAGTTGCTACTTGTTTAATGGTTTTATCAGACATGGTAGTCTTGCCTTTAACCGCATTTTCAAAGTACTGGTGCAATGCCAGTTCAGCAGGATGATTCATTAGGCTACTTCCTCAACTTCAATATCCACTAAGTCATCGACAACGCTAGTATCTTCTTCACTCATACGAGCATTAGCTTTCTCTGACCACATGTTAAGAATGTAGTTATTGTAGTTATCCAACCACGCTAAGAAATCAGCAAATATGGTTTGGTCTTCTTGTGTTACATCAAGAGTATTA